GAGTTATCAAACTCAAAATAACCCTGAAGATGGGGAGTCCCATTCTCTCCAACTTCTTTTCCAAAACACCAGTATTTAAAATACTTGGTACAATCGCCAGATAGGATGGCAACATCCAATTCACTGTAATTATTCTTGGTAAAGCAAAATCTGTTTGACTTGGCCATGATGAAATAATGAAAACCTTCTGGAACTTCTGTAGAAATTCCCAGAACGTTCCTCACATTCAAATTTAAAATTCAAAAAATTTGTGCGATCTGACGTCGATTGGGGTATGCGGACGTGAGACGCGCGAGGGGCCCCGGTAGGCGGAGCCGGACGGGGACGCGTGAGAACCGCATACCCCAATCGTCGTCTGTAACACTAAACCCGCTAATCTTCTGACGGAGAGCAGGGGGTGCGGACACAACACTTAAACAACATAGTTCACAGGCCTAGCAAGCGAAGCGCTCTATTACCTAGGCCACTTTAGTGCCACTGCCTTAGTGCCACTCAACACATCATATATATGAAATGCCAAGACGTTATAAACGTAGTTACAAGTCTAGCAAACGTTCTAAGTGGGCTCCTAAAAAGGTTTCTAAACCGATCAAGCGATACGTGCGTACAGCCATCGCTCGTCAGATCCCGAACAAGAAGTCTCAACGTGCTCTGGAAGAATCTCCATTCGGCAATGTGCTAGATACATCATATGTTCACACATTACTTCCAGTTATTCAACAAGGTACTGACGATGGAGATAGAGAGGGCAATAGAGTTAAGCTCCGCAAAGCAGTCCTTCGGATGAATGTCAATGCATACTCGGGCACACCAGAAGCAGCTTGGATCGATATTTATATTTTCAAGCTTAAGAGTTCAACTGCTCTGCCTACTACAGCAAATCTTCAACGTTTTCTCCAATCCGGTGCAACTGCCGTATCATATCTAGGCGGTCCTATTGATGGTATGTTGCCAGTCAATAAGGATCTCTTCACATGCTACTTCCATAAACGTAAAGCTTGTGCTCCACAAGTTACTGGGAGTGCTGGTACAAATATCGGCAGTATTGCATCAGCCTTTTGTTGGCAAAAGAACATCTTGCCCTATCTTAACAAGAGTTGGGCTTATGATGATGGTGGAACTTATCCTACAAATTCGCAATTACTGATTGCAGTTGTTGGTAGCGATTTCACGGGTGAAGTCGTTAGGGTTGTGGGGGAGTTCAGTATGGTAGTTGATTATGAATATGAAGACTAAGATGCTTAGTTAAATAATTCCAACATATTTTCCCAAAAAGCATCGTCTAACTCTGCTCCCTCGAATACATCATTGCTAGTTGAGGAAATTGGATCACATGATCGATTCTCCTCAATAACTGATTCTTCTGCTCCGCCCCTAACCAATCCAGGTGGTTGCACGTATCCTCCGGCGAAAGCGGAGTGGTAACGTATATGGTCTTCGAGACAAACTCCGTCATACCACCTTTCACTTCCAGGCTCAGGGGATACCTGTCGAACAGGTTCAGTATAAAGTTGAACGGGAGATCTTTTGAAGGCCGAAAGTCGTCCATGATAACTACATCCTGCCCCGTGTAACCATCCCACCACTTGTGGTTGCATGCCTTCATGTATGAAGACGGGTCTTGCTGCCATGCATAACGGCTTTTCCCCGATCCAGTAGGGCCCCAAAGCCACCAAACCTCTGTCTTGAAGAACCTTTTCGGTGTCTTCATCTGGATAAGTTTCTGCAAACCATTGTTAAATTTAACAAATTGAGCAGGAAACTCCTCCACTACATCCATCATCGACCCACCTTTGGCAATCAAAGCACACACATCATCAAGGTCAGTACGTTTACCCTGACCCTTGGGTCTTACACCACCCTCAAAGAAATCACCATCCTTTGAGCAGTAGGTGATGCTCTGTTGAGCTGTTCCTCTTGCGATTTCAAGATGGTAACCCTCTAAACCCAACAACTGGATGCGGTTTTGAGCAGCTGAAATCCGTAACTTCATTGAGTTATCAAACTCAAAATAACCCTGAAGATGGGGAGTCCCATTCTCTCCAACTTCTTTTCCAAAACACCAGTATTTAAAATACTTGGTACAATCGCCAGATAGGATGGCAACATCCAATT